TTAAAACGCTTCGATTGTAAGCGTAATAACGGACTTCTGGATAACCTTTTGTTTGATTGAAAACAAATACTGAATAATCGGAATATCTTTTAAAAGCGGAACGCCATTGCGATACTCGTAAGCCGTTTCTTTATTGATCCCACTTAATACTAAAATTTCGCCCTTGTTGATTGAGTAATTAGATTTTAACTCTTTCTTTGACGTTTGAGGCGTCAAAGTTGTTTCATCTAAAATATCCTCAACGACAAGATCTAAATCAAAATCAATATGGTCTTTCAATATAGTTGGAGTAATAGAAACTTTTAAGCCTACATCGCGATAATCATAAGTGTTTTGCGTAGTAGTAGAAGCATTAGAATAGGTAGAAGTATTTTTAAGATAAGGAATATTCTTAACAGATGAGAAATAAACGGGAGTGCCATTTTTGGCAACTAAATAAGGTGATTGTTTAACGGAAGTAACATCATTTTTAACAAGTAAATTTAAAACGCCGTAAAAGCCTTTTTTCTTATCTCTGACAACGTTAGTTTCGGCAGTGTAAGGCATAGTTATCAAATTTACAAAATAATTAAAGTCGGCGCGGGTTACAACATCGGCAAGAGAATTTAGATTTGTGCCTATATTTTCGGCGTTATTAAGATTAGTTTCCAAAATAGTGAGTTTAAAATTTACTTGCTCTAATCTCTTATCCGAGCGCTGCGCGAAGTCGATAATATCGTTGTAATCGTCGTCATTAGCCTTAAAAACAACAGAATTAGTAGATTTTATATATTCGACATTGGAAGCAGTGGAGTTCAAATCATTTGAATCGGTGGTAGATCTAATGATTTTTGAGACATCATCAAAAGTATTATTCTTAAGCTCCAAATAGCGAAGCTTAGCTTTAGGGGTCAAAGTGCCGTTATTATCAAGAGACTTATTTTCCACGTAGTAAAAATCACTATTTCGCACGAGTCTTAAACCTTTAACCTCTATTGCTTTACGAAAAAGAGATATAGAAATTTTAGTTTGTTTATTGGTGTAAAAATAGAAATCATTAGGGTTAATATCGTCAGATATAAGAATATCTGTATTTGAATTTACGCTAGCGAGATTAGCAAATTCCAATAAATTTAACTTGACCTCACTTGCTAAAAGCAGATTTAACGACAGAACTAGTGCTAAAAGAATCCTTTTCATTTTTCACTTCCTTTTTTAAATTTTCAAAAACAGGCTTATCAAAATAAGCATAAATTTCTAAAAAGCCTTTAGTATCACTTTTGTATTCGATATAAATAGGCTCAACTTGAGAGATCATAAGCGAAAAGTATTTATAAGTGAAAGGAGCATAACCATCTATCACGCAATCAGTGTATATGCATCTTACAAAATATGAATACTGAATTTGAACCATAGAAACATTTTTATCAACCGAAACCGCAGTATTTGCATAAATTTGATTAACAACAACAGGGGAAGTAGAAATCGAACTAACTTTACGAGCGCTTTTATCGCTAGTATTAAAATAATCTTTGAAAAATAAAAATAATACAATAATTAAAAAAATAAGAAAAAAAGATACTAAAAAATAATACTTAATAAGACTTTTATGTTTCGTTTCATCACCACTATGGTAAAGTTTATAAATTTCAGGGTTAAATTTAAGACTTATACCGCCACCCACGACTATATCACGCTTTTGATACATTGTAGGGCTGTTAAACAATACATACCGTAAACGACTAGAAAAAAGACGTTTAGAGCCGTCAACTGCCTTATAAAAAAATTCAGCAATCTTTTTATAAGCACTATCGACGAGGCTTAAATTTTGAGTAATAAGATAAATATCTTGATATAAGTGACGATGATAGGTAAGCCACCAAATCAAGACCTTATCGCCTTTCTGACTAAAAATAGTTGAATGACATTCATCGATAACGATTAAAACATTACATAAATTTAGCTCCTTTGCATATTTTATAAGCTCACTATCGGTTACTTTAGCCTTATAGTAAGAATAAAGAACTGAAAGATTAGATTTAAATTCATCGATATCAAGTTTTTTAATTTTGTCTGACTTGGAAAAATCGAATTCATTAATATTGGTATAAGCACAACGATAATTTTTCTTATTGGTTTTAGTGTCACTGATAAAACATTCATACAGCTTATTAACAGCCAAATAGGTCTTACCAGAACCGGGATTACCGACAATATATGTTAAGCTCATTTTTTCTTAAAAAACCTCTTGCCGTTTTTTGAAGCAGAGTTAGTGGTATATAAAGTAGCAATATGATAAGAAGCTAAATAAGATTGCCAAGCTTTCTGAACAGAAATTTTAGCGATATAAAGCTCTAAAACCATACCAAGAAACGGAACAAAATTATTAAAAGTAGAGGCAAGAGCCTCAAAAAAGCCGATAGTTTTTAAAACTGCGAAAGCAACATTCAAAAGCTCGCCATTTGGATTAACTATGGCATTATTTACCTCATTAATAGCACTATTAGTAAAAGACATAACATTAGAAATAAGCTTATAAACTAAAGCAAGAAAGGAAAGAAAAGCCCCCCAATAAACAACAAAGTAGACGCGAACTTTAGAAATAGTCCAATTCTTAGAAAATAAATTAAAAAATTTTATTAAACCATCAGCAAAACCACCCAAAAGAAAACCAATAAAAGCAGGCATAAATCAAACTCCCTTAAAAGTATTTAATAAAATTTTATAAGCACACCAGGCAAAAGAAACAAAAAAGGCTAAATAAAACATAAAATATAACGGATCACGCATAGGCGCTAAAATCGCACATAAATCCCAAGTAACATTTATAGTCTTAATATTAGTACCGCTAAATTTACGAGTAACAGGGCAAGATTTAGGAACAGAAGGACTATTAAGTTTTGCTATAGCATTACCGGTAGATAAAAAATTAGATAACTCTTTAAAATCATTCATAATAGAATCACCCTTACTAATAATATCATCGAACTCAGCAAAATAATCCGTATTATCGCTATCGCCAATACCTAAATCAACATTAGAAATACCAGAACTACTATTGTTATTACCGCTACTACTATGACCCTTATCGCCTTTACTACCATCGTCCTTGCCCTTACCATTATTATTGGGATCATCTTTAGAATGATTAGAGCCCGGCTTATCAGGGTTTTTAGTTTTGTTATTATCGCCTATAGTGATATTGCCACTAGAACCCTTTGAATTATCATCACCGATAGTAGAACCATCACCCTTGCCATCGCCTTTACCAGAACCGCCGCCTTTATCTTTATCCTTGTCCTTATTTTTATCTTCCTCTTTTTCTTTATCAGTCTTAGCACTATCAGGATTTGACATACTTTTATCCAGGGCGTCCAAATCAATCTGAGTGAAATCATCAAGATTTAAGCCAGAGCACATAGCATCGCCAGCAGTGCTTTTATTAACTCGAATAATACCGACGGTGCATTTTGCGACACAAGAATAATTTGCAACAATAGTATCAGGTGCTTGATTTATGCCGACAATAGTGTCGCCTTTATCATAAAATCCCTCAAATTTACCCGAAATTTTACCACTAGATTGAGTAACCTTAATTTTTTTATCGCCCTCGCCGTGGGAGCAAACGCAATTAAAACGCTGCTGCAATATCTCAAAATCAGCGCAAGTTTCAATACAACGAGCATCATAATTAAAAAAACCATCTTGACAAACACAGGATTTAGTTTCAGAATCATACTTTTGACCTTTGCCGCAAGGTTTGCAGGTATTAGTAGCTTTATCAAGAACTTCGGGAGCGGCACAAAGAATTTCATCGCAGGTTTTGCGATCAGAATCATAAATTTTACCTGCAGGACAACCAGTTATGCACTTATTTTGTGATTTGTCCCAAACTTCACCTTGAAAACAAACCTGACACTGCTCGATAGAAGTATTGAAGTTGCTACCATCAGGGCAAGAAAAAGTGTCGGAAACCAAAGTATAAAAAGAGAAAACAGCACTATGAGTAACTGAAACTCTACCTTTGCTATAAGCAAAATTTTTATCCAAAGTAGCACCTTCGACACCAAAATAGAAGTGATAAACATCAGGTAAAGAATACTCGTAAATATAAAAAGCTACGCCAGAAATAACAAAACTAGTAGTAGGAACAGAAAAATCACCAGAAGTAGAAACAATTCGACGTCTTTCATTCATAACCTTAACAATCTTACCATTATCAAGGCTAAAATAAGAATAATCACCATTGGAATTCAAATATTTACCATTAAATTCGACTATTTTATCTGAACGTTCCAAATTAATACGCTGAAATTCTTTAACATCTAAAAAAGGCTTGAGGCAATTAATATAATCTTTACAATCCAAATTCTCATCAGCAAGCAAAAAACAAAAAGGGAGTAGCAAGAATAATAATGCTTTAAATTTAAACATTTCACTTCCTTTCGATTTGCAGGATAAACGACTTTACGAAGTAGCAAGACTTCAAAAGCATAGACATAATCGGTGCCGTCGCTGCGGCTGCTGTATGTGCGTCGCAATAGAAGCGAACGCGGGGCAAACAAACACGCTTCGCGACACACGCCTTGGAGGCGTGGGCTTGACGCGTGCGCTAAATTTCATTTCGTAGAACGAAATGAAAAGCGCGCGTCAAGCTGAAAAAAAATCAGACATCATTTAAAAAATTTAACCATCAAAACTGAAACGGCAAGCATTACGGGCACGATAGAAATAATCACATAAACAAAAATACTAAAAAATAAATCAAAACTCGCAACGCCCGTAATATTCAAAACAGAATTCATACTATCAACCGGAAATTTTATTAATCGTCAATACAATAAACAACAATATCAAAGAGCCAAGCGTAATAGCAGTCGCAGCAAATAGCACGTTTAGCATTTCGTCGCTAAGCCCAACATCTACCGATCGTATCGTAAGCATTCTATACTCTCCGCAAAGCTTCTATTCCGACTAGAGCAGCTTTGACAACGAAAAGCGCAACGACGAAAACGCCAAGCAACGTCTGGCAAGCTAGAACTAGCGCGGACAAATCGAACGAAACCATACGACACCTTTTTTCTATTCAAAAAAACCTACCTCCCGAACACACGGGAGGTAAGAGCAAAGACGCTAAATTTTGCGGAACTGACGCAAAGCCAAACCAATAGCGGCAACGATAGCAATCGCGGTAACGATAATGCCGATAGCAGAGTAGAAATACGTAAGATCAAACGTTCCAGTAAATCCATTGTCCTTGGAAAACGTAACGTCCGCAGAAACAGTATCCACGCAGACAATCGAAGCCGCAGCAACGGCACCTAAAACCTTAGCTTTTGAAGTTTGCAAAAACGCTTTAACTTTACTTGCAAATCCCATAACAAGCTCCTTTTTTGAAATTTGCGCCTAAAAGACACATAAAAACTTTATAAGCGAAGCTTTTATGTGCTTTTTAGTGCGGGCGGAAAGGAAGTGAAAACCCGACCGCCCTAGTAGTTTTTTGACTTGCCTAGGTCAAAACTTCTTATTTTTTTGAAGCAGAAGCAGTAGCAACCGCAGGAGCCGCAAAAGGCGATTTATCAAAAATTTCAACTTGGATATCCTCGGCAACTATAAGGAAATTGCCCCTTTGACCCGCAGAAATAAAGCGATATGGAATTCCGACAAATTTATCTTTATAAGATTGCCATTTTTAACGATCAGTAATAGGCAAGCGCAAAATTTCAGTATCTTTGACTTTGTAGCCCTCAAGATCGTGAGAGGAGTAAGTGACGGTAACTTCAAGCGTTTGAGTAATTTCACCAGTTTGGCGATTTGTATTCTTGACGGGGCGAACTTCGTCAACAAGCCCGATAAGGTAGGTAATCATAATAAAGCTCCTTTAAGGAAAATTTCGTCAAGCTTTTGGATTTAACGGGGGCGGAGCTTATAACCACCCCCAAGCAGTTTAAAGACATGCCCGGGTCTTGAATTTGAATTTTGCAAAAGAAACAGCTAAAATAAACATAGCGTTTTTTGAAATATTCAACTTGCACTTTTGAATTATTCCAAAAATATGCTTAAAAATAAATAAAGTAGTAGAATAATGCTATGGAAAAAAAAGAAATTTCAAAAATTATAGGTAAAGATATATCGACTTTATATAATTGGGAAAAGAAAAACCCAATATTGTATAAAATAATCTACGACCACTTTAATAAAAAAGATTTTGATGAAGACACAAAAGAACTTATAGAATTATTCAAAAATTTGAATGAACTTGAAAAAGAATTTTATTTAAGCGATATAAAAGCAAGAGTATTAAAAAAGAAATTAGAAAAATAAAAATGATCTTATTAATCTTACTAATTGCAGCAATAATAGCAATCTTACTACTTTCTTTAATAAATAACCAATATCTTGAAACAGACTATAAGAATTTTGAATATAAACAAGATTGGAAACCTAAATATAAAAAAAGCTATCGAGAACAAATAAACAAAGAAAAAGGCAACGAATACGAATTTTATATAGGCAGATTATTCAAAGAACACGGCTATAAAGTATATTATAAAGGAATAAATGAGGGATATTTTGACGAAGGAATAGATCTTATATGCTACAAAGATTTAGAAGTAGTTTTAATACAATGCAAAAATTGGAAAAGGCAAGCAGATCTAAATAGCGTTAAAAAATTTGTATATAATTGCAGAGAATACGAACAAAAAAACTATATCAAACTAAGACGAAAAAGAATAAGAAAAATTTTCGTAATATCAAATCCATATAAAAACAAGGAAATACGCGAATACCTAAAGCAAATAAATAACGAAATAGAATTTTTTAATGTCGCATTACAACATTATAAAAAAATCTATTAAACCCCCTTAAGCTTTAAATTTGCAGCCTCGCTTAAAAATTGTGATCGGTTGCTAGTAACCTTATCGATAGCATTAAGCAAAGATTGCGAAAGACTTAAATTTACACGGACTTTCTTATCGTTTGGCTCTTTGATGAAATCATTATTTGCGAGCATAACCTCTAAAGCGCCGTCAAAAGCACTTTTTACGTCCGCTATTGCTTCTGCTTCATTTTCGCCGTCACCCATAATATAAGGAAAGTCTTTATATCTTGCAAAGTATCCGCCGCCCTCGTCATCGGTAAGTTTTCTTACGATTATTTCGTAAGGCAAATTTAGATAATAACTTTTATCTTTTTTCATTTCTTTTCCTTTTTCAATGCTTTTAAAGCCTCTATGACGTAGATAACTTTCATAGGTCTTTGCCTTGGTATAGTTACCAAATCTCTACCGGGTTTTCTAAACTGCCAATGCGATGAGCCATTGTTTGTAGCTACATAACCGGCATTTTCAAGCAGTTTTTTAAGTGTTTCAAACCTTACATTCTTGGGATTATTTTCCAAATCCTTGATTAATTTATCGTCTTTACTCATCTTTTAAACTTTCGTGTGTAATTATACACAAGAAAGTTTAATAAAATTTTAAATGCGTAGAATAAATTCAAATCTCGTCGGTCGCACCATCTATCAAAATTTTCCATATTTTTTAGTTTTTTTGAATTTTTAAATAATTTTTTAAACCCTATTTTTGGGAATTTTGAAATTACTCTTAAAAAATTCTTAATACTTAAAATCATCGATTCACACATATATTTTAAGAAAAACTACTGTATATTAAAAAATTGTATAGTAGCTTTTTCTACGCCCCCGCCTTGTTAATCCTTTGAGGAAATTCTATAATCTGCCTAAAATTACTATATAAAGGAAGAAAGATGACAGAAGTTTTTACCAAAATTAAGGATAATCCAATTTTTAAATCAGATCCTGATAAAGTAGTCAGGAATTTTATCTTGCCGCAATATAAGCGCACTATGGTCGAAGTTTTAGACGATTTCATAGCCGTTAAATTTTATAGCTCGCTATCTAGAGACGGAACGGTTAAAACACACAGGCACTATCATTATACGCAAGGCGGCAAGCTAATTAAGGCTCTAGGCAATGCCGACGAAATAACATTCGAAGGGGCCAGAATACTGTTAAAGAAATTAATATCAAATAGCCATACTAATGGTGTGACAGCTCCAAAGAATACGTTAGCAAGCGTTTTTAAATTGGCTCTCTTTAACTTAAGCTCACGCAAGGGAGTAGCAAGATATGATGAGAAGCATGAAAAACAAGTATATCTATCGTTCCCGAATTTCGCAGAAGAAATTTAG